AACGACAATGAGTTGGGCATAGTTTATGTGTGGACTGGTGTGGGGTATGAATCATTTACTCCAGAATACGGCTGGTATCTAAAAGAAGAAGACGATAACTCTAACTTGGTTACTAACTTTATTGACCCAGAATATTTTATTAATTCTTCAAATGGTGAAATAAAGTATAAAGAGTTTGAATATATTGATGGTCTTAGAGTAGTCGTAAAGACAATGAATAAGCAAAACTCTACTTTTGATTTGATTGAACTTTCACCAAGGCTAGCAACCAATATATCTGATAGAGTTTCTCTATTTAATTTTGATAAAAGTGCTTCCGACCTAGGTGTTAGTGGTATGCCAGTTGGACAGCTGTTGGCATCTAATGGGTTGATAGACATTTTTGATTTTGATGACTCTTTTAATAAAAACAATACTAATAGCATATTGTCTTCTTTTACAAATGATAACTTGCAGATAAAGTTGTTTGAAAATATTTATGACTTTAGTGGAGACTCGGTTAAAGAATATAGCGTTCCACTAAAAACATTTTATTCTGATGGATTCCCAAACACTGAAAGCAATAGCAGAAAAATATCAATATCGCTTAGGGACATGTTCTTTTATCTTGAACTAAATAAGTCTCCTGAGATTTTGCTAGAAAATGCAACGCTTTCTGATGCAGTATCAACAGTTCTGGACTCAATTGGTTTTAGTAACTATGTTTTCAAAAGAGTAGATGATGAAGACGATCCAGTTATCCCATACTTTTTTGTAGAGCCAGACACCTCTGTTGCAAAAGTAATTGAAGATTTGGCAATTGCTACGCAGACAGCAGTCTTCTTTGACGAAGAAAACAACCTTGTGTTTATGTCAAGAAACTACATTATGCCATCAGAAACTGACAGGGCAACGGACATCGAATTGCTTGGATCACTTGATCAAGCCAAAGACGGCATTGTAGAAAACTCTAACACTTCCAATAAGCTTTCAAACATTATAGAGCTTGCTTCTAAGAGCAATGATATTTTTAATGACGGAAAAATTAATTATCAAGAAAAATATATTGCAAAAACATATGGTTCTTTGAAAGAAGCAAGTTATCTTAATCAAGATCAAAACTGGATTTATAAGCCAGCACTGCTTTGGGAAGTTGCTGGAACACCACCACTAAGGTCTATAGATGGTAACTCAGACAGTACATCATCCTACTCCTTGGCAGCTATACCACTTAATTCTGATTTATCAGATGTTCTTCCATATGTACAAAACCATCAGCTGCAAAACAACGTAATCGACTTTGGAGAGGGTGCATACTGGGTCGCCAGATATAACGGATACCTATACGCTAATGGAGAAATTATAAAATACGATGCCATAGAGCACAATATTTCTGGTATTGGAAATGTTTGGATTAGTAGCCTGGGAGAATACCAAAACTATTTTTCAAAAATTAAGTTTGGTGGAAAAATTTATCCAACTGGTCGTGTGAGAATCTTTGCTGAGCCATTCTATGAAGAAATCGATGGCATTACTGTAATGAAAAACGGTGATGTAAACAAAAACGGTAGGGCACAGTTTGGAACAGAAATAGCCTATCATAATGCTGGCCTTCCAGAGTATTGGTCTAATTCTTCTAGCACAGCACCAGTGCAGGGTATTGAGATGGACTCAGCTTACCTATTTTCTGGCGAAGACGATAGGACACTCTCTGGTGTTTATAATCAAGAGCTAGTTCCGATTGATGTAACAATAGATATTGATGATCCATCCAAAATTAATGAAATTGCATATGCTGATTCGATGTGGGTTGCCGTAGGAACAGATGCTACCTTTGCAACTTCTGCTGATGGAGAAAGCTGGGCATTCTCTGTTGATGAAAGCATTGACGAAGACTCAGTTCTTAATACAGTGGCATACGGAGACGGTCTATGGGTAGCAGCTGGTTATAAGCCATCTGGAGACACCACAGAGGCACTAATTGTTTCTTCTTCAGATGGTGAAAGCTGGACAGAGGTTGACCATGGGCTAACTTCAACCAGAATTAATAAAGTTAAATATGCTGATTCCACATGGGTTGTAGTTGGAGATGATGGCTTATTTGCCACATCTTCTGATGCAGAAATCTGGACATCTGATATTCCTGCACTTGATTACAACATCAATACCACTAAAGCAGAAGTTATTACAGCTACGTCTCAAGAAACTGGAATTAAGGTTTCTAGAATTGTTTCTGGAAATCCAGGAGTTATTGTAAAGAAAAACCATGGCTTAAAAGAAAATGATCAGATTGAGTTCACAACTACTGTAAGTTTGCCAACTGGTCTATCAACATCTACAACATACTATGTAAAAGAAAAAAACAAAGACAGCTTCTATGTGAAAACTAATGATGAGGATGCAGTTGTTTCTATTGGTAGCGATGGTAGCGGAAAACATTATTATTCAAAGCTTGCAGCAACCTTTACTGCCAAAAAGCATGGATTAAAAAACAATGAGGCCATTAGAGTAGTTGCTTCTGGAACACTTCCTACAGGCTTAGCAGAAGAAACAACCTATTATGTAAGATACATCAATAAGGATAAGTTTAGTTTATCCTCAGAACTTGGCGGAACACTAATTGCATATGTCTCTGCACAATCATCAACATCGCATAAAATACAGCAAAGAATTGGTGCTGACCTATATGCCGTTGAGTATGGTAATAATGTTTGGGCTATTGGTGGGCAAAATGGTGTCTTCTCCGTATCCTCTGATCTGTCCTCTTGGACACCTTCGCAGACAAAGCTAAAAAATACAAAGATTTTAAGCATTTTGTATGAAAACAGTCAATGGCTTGTGGCTGGAGATTTGGGCAAGGCACAAAGATCTTCTGATTTAACTACATGGTCTTCAGTTAACTCTAAGCTCAAGAAAAGGGTAAAGACTTTTACCTATGGAAATGGTATTTGGATTGCAGCTGGCGATGATGGAAAAATTTCAAGGTCTACAGACTTAACAAAATGGAAGACTGTAAAGAATCAATTCGGCAACCAGACAGTAAACGATGTCGTATGGAACGGTTCTTACTGGGTAGCTGTAGGAAATGGTTCCAAGATTTCAAAGTCTATAGATAATGGTTTGACATGGACTGATAACTCTCAAGAAAATATTGGAGAGCTAGTGTTCACAACCACAGTTCCACATAACCTAACACCTTTTGATACAGTTTCTTTATCACTATCTGATGATTTTTTTGCAAATAATTCTATTAGCGTAGATTTAACCATTGGAACACCAGCAGTATTCTATCGTAAAAATCACAAACTTAACGATAATGATCAGATTATGATTACAGCTACTACTGGAACTTTGCCAGCAGAATTTGCAGAAGATACGGCATACTATGTGCAGAAAGTAAATAAGAATAACTTCTATCTTGCTATTGCACCAGGTGGAGATCCAATAGCAGTATCCTCATGGTCTGGAACCAATACTGTTGCATATTATTTCCCAGAAATAAATATTCAGACAACATACTACGTAACTCCTAAAAACATTACGCCATATTCTTTCACCCTTGCTGACACCAGAGCAAACGCTGTTAGCGGTATTACCTTTAAGTCTTCTGGAGCATATTCTGGAGAAAACCAAGTAAGCCTAGACGTTGCACCAGACTTGATTAACGTTGAGTCAATCTCTTCGTCTGATGGAACTCTTCTCGTAACTGCAGACTCACCAATTAACGAAGGAACTATTCAAAAAATTAAACCAGGATTTAGAGTATTTTTTGCAATCATTGATAGCAATAATAATTTTACAGATAAGCAACTACCTGGCGGATTGGTAAGATATGCACCATTCTATGTAAAAGAAATGGTTGGAACTAAGTCGTTTACTGTTTCTGAAGAGTACAGCGGTACAGCATTATCGCATAATGGGAACAGCATCACTTTAGATGCTGGAGAAAAAATAAAGATAATTCTCAATTTAACAGAAAAGATAGTTGACACTAACATTCTTTCTCCAAAGGATATTTCTTTTAAGCTAGGAAACCTAGTTGAGATCAGTAAGGGAGATGGAGAACTTGTGTCTCCAACACGTGTTATTGCTACAAGATACGCCACACAAATTAAGAAAGATGTTACTATATCTATTGATAGCCCAGCAGAAATAACTTGCACTAGCCATGGTCTATTTGATATGGACACCATTACTTTTGTAACTACAGATACCTTACCTTATGGGATAGATACAAATACAGAATATTTTGTACAAAGAATAGACGAAGACTCATTTACTCTTTTGGACAGTCAGCTAAATCCTGTTGAAACAAAAGAAGGCGAAAACCCAGATGCAGAAATTCCAGACGCAGATAATGAAGACTCTACTGAAGAAGTTACGATTAATTATAGAACACAAAACGGAACGCATTCATTTATTAAATCATTTAATGATTCAAACAGGGTAGTCATTAGCAGAAGCGTTGGTGAATCAATTCCACAATATGAAGTTTCTGTTGAAGAAGTTCTTGTAGACGAAGACGGAACAACAGAAGAACAAAATTATTATAACAATATTTCTTATCAAAATGAGATTATTGCTATCGAAGAGTTGCAGGTTACTTCTGACGGCAAGGCAGGATGGTCTACAACAAACAAAGACTTAGCGTTGACTGGAACTCGTAATGGTATTATTAAAAACTACTTTACAAAATCATCATTTAGTGAAACAGATGTAAACAAGTTCCTGTCTACACAAACAGGTACAGTCCAGTCCTCTGCCCTGGTATTTAATGGGCCATCGTTTGAGTTTGAAACTGGAGCAAATGCTAGAAGTCCAATAGACTTTGTTTCATACATTCACAAACCATTAGACAGCAAGTTCTCACACTTTGGAAGCAGAATGAGAATTATTGGAAGGCTGAGCGAAGAAGACAAGAAGCAAATTGTTGATAATGCTTTCTCATATTTTACAAACCCAGAATCAAACCTTGACGAAGAGTTCTCTATCTTCGGAGGATCTGCAGGTATAGGGTTAATGGTTAATCCAAAAACTAATGTTGGATATTATTTTGAAATCATTGCTCTTTCAGATAGCAATGTAGCAGAATACTCTGACAATATTGGATTGTTTAATGTAGTATTTTATAAAGTTGTTAGAAAAGTTCCTAACGAGGCTGAGGCTGAAGTTGGGGATGACTCAAAGGCTATCCCTATCAAACTATGGCAGGGAGTTACAAACATTGTTGCAGATGATGGAACTATGGTTGGACAGTTTAGAACAGTAAACGATAGCAATCCAAGTGTTTATGATATATCTGTGGAATATAGCGATATTGATGAAAATACTCGTAAGTTTTACCTAATGATTAACAATAAAATTGTTGCTGTTGTTGATGATACAGATCCTCTTCCAGTATATAACAACATGTGCTTGTTTGTTCGTGGAAGCACAAGGGCAATGTTTGAAAATGTTTACGCTCTATCTAATAACTACAGCCAAAACGCAGTGTTCGAGCTTGATGCACCAGTTAATTCAGTGTTCGGATCTGAAAGCATTAACGTATCAGAATCGTTTAGAAAGTATGCTTTGAGTGGTGCAATCCAGTCCACATATCTGTCTGGTATTGGAACCTCTGATGCTTCTAAGTATAAGATTTACTTCGAAGAGTTTGGCACAATTATGAGAGAATGTGCATACTTTAATATTAAGTATGATAAAGCATACCCAGCACTATATGCACGTATTTCTGATACATTCAATAAAATGAAAGGCTACACGGTTTCTGGCTTCACGCCAACTGCCTACGGTGCTGAATTCTTAGTATTTAACAACACAGACTCTGCATTAAACTTAGATGAAACCTCTGGCAACTACCTTCGTATTCAGGGTGTTACGTTTACACAAGATTCAGAAAAAGAATTAACAGTAGATGACTACTTTGATAGAGTAAGCAACTTTGCTGATCCAGATATATTAGAAGACGGAGTCATAGTTTCTCCAATAAAAGCAAAGCAGGACTTTTTAAATATTAAAAATAGCAGACTTACTTATGGCAAAAAAGAGTTTACTATTTCTTCTCCATATATTCAAAGCCAAGATGAAGCAAATAATTTAATGGGATGGATCATATCTAAAATTATGAAACCTAGAAAGTCTGTTGGTATCAAGGTATTTGCTATGCCAACAATTCAACTTGGTGACATAGTCTCTATTGATTATCAATCAAATGATTCTATTGAGCAAATCTCTAACAACGATTCAAGATTCGTGGTATACAATATCAATTATAATAGAGACAATGCTGGAACATCTATGACTATATACTTAAGCGAGGTCATATAATGGAAGCCATACCAAACCAACCACAGCCACAAGATGTTGCTAGAAAAAGATCAGCTTTTAAGATAGCTGATCCACAATACATTATTTCTGTAGACCCAGCAGCAACGGTAGAAGAGATGACAGATGCCCTATGGCAAAGCATAGGTGGTCACGAAATTTTATCTATAGTTAGAAGAGACTTAGTTGATGGCAAAAACTCTGACTATGGTTTAGTCTCTGGGCTAAAAAAGCTATTTGCAGAATATAACCCAAAAACAATTATTTCAATTGAAAACGTATCAAATCTCTATTTCAATGCTTTTGGTATTAAGTTTGAAAAATATGTTCCATCAGAGCAATCGCTTTCTGATATACAGGATGGTCTTCTTGTGCCAATTGTTGTTGATGAAGATCACAACATATCTATTTATTTATCTAACGTTGAGCCATCACACGAGGTAGAGGTGCAGTCAATAACCTCAGACGAACTCTTCCGTGATACAATATATCTAGGAGCTTCTTAATGATAACTAATACTGGAAAAGACATTTTGTCTAAGTTTCTTTTGGGACACACATCTAGCTATGCATCTCACATAGCTGTTGGTTCTGGTGCTGTCCCATTGGGAGCTTTGGATGATCCAATAACAAATGCTTCTATTTACGAGCAAAAGCAAAATCTTGATTTTGAAATGTTCCGTGTTCCAATTACTTCAAGGGGATACGTTAAAGAAGATGGTTTGACCTATGTGGTTTTAACTGCTGAGCTACCAACTACAGAAAGATATGGGATCACTGAGGTTGGTATCTATTCTGCTGGATCTAATCCAGAAGCTGGTGTGGCAGACAGCAAATTAATTAAATCTTTTTCTAGTCTTGAGGGATGGGAGCAGCACAATCAGGCTTTAGCTTCGGCAATACCAAATATTGCGTATGCTCTTGATAGCGAAGGTGACGACTTTATAGATGTTACCGATAAGTTCTTTACAGTTAGCTCAGATAATCCAACTTTCTTATATCCAGATAGAGTGGAAAGACATGAGGTTCCTAGATTTTTAGACAGCTCAATTGTTGTCCGTGGAGATAGTTCAGTAATCAATAAAAATAATGATGGTAATCTGATCCCAGATGACACCGTTTCTTCTCACATTCATTTGACTGGAACTTCTCTAAATCTTGATCAAAATGCTCCAACAGATGAACTAAGACTGGCATTTTCTTTAATTAATAAAGATGGCGATGGGGCTGAGATTCCTGGGGAAGTCAGGGTTGTTATAGAATTTACTTCTGGCGAAGGTGGAGATAGACAGTACGCTATCATGGAAGCAGTTATTAACGAAACTGTTGACGATATTGATTTTGATACCAATAGGTATTTCGTTGTTTCTAGACAGCTTCAGGAGCTAAGAAAGAGTATCGGATTCTCATGGGATCAAGTAAATACTATTAAGGCATATGCTTCTGTCGTTGATGGAGATTCAGAGATTTCAGAAAACTTTTATGTAGCATTTGATGGTTTGAGACTAGAAAACACAACGTCAATTCATCCGCTTTATGGACTTACTGGATATTCTGTTATTAAGACAGATGATGCCTCGCCAATCATTAAGTCTAAAAACTCAAGCAGCTTCGTTGAGTTTAGATTTGCATTTCAGCTAGACGAGTATTCTTCGGTGAGCTAGCCATGGCAGAAGTAATTAAAAAAGTTAATGTTCCAAGTTCAATTTTGACTGAATTGGACTGGGATACTGGTGGACACATTATTAGATATAGAATTATTGCTGATAATAAAAACATCAGATCTCACTGGTCACCAGTATATTTTATTCCTGGACCAGAATTTTCCATAGTCACTGGCGATGTGATTGAGAGCATCGGAGCAGATGGCAGTACGGTTGTTACCGCTGCCTGGTCTGATGTTTTTGATATTCCAGCATACGATGTATATGTTTCTTATTTTACTGATTTAGAAAATCCTATACAATATGATGGAAATGACTTTTTCTTGCACGGCACACCACAAGTACATAGCTATAGCTTTACTTTAGATCCTGAGATAAATTCTTACAGAATTATTGTTCAGCCAGCAACAAACAAGAAGCTAATTAAAGAAGATTTTATTGTTTTTACAGCTTCTGTTTCCCATTCATGATAAATCTGCTACAATTGATATAAAGGAGAAATATGGCTAGAGTTCCAATTCCACAGCAAGGCCAACCACTAGATTTGGCTTATATTGCTACGATTGCTAATGCTGTTAACCAACTATCTGAAGAAGGTGCAGCTCTTGCACAAGGTAACAACTTTATTCTTAAGGGTCGTCTAACCGATACCCCTGCATCATACAAGCTTTACGGTGCACAGGTTTTTGCTCAAGAAATTAGCTTTACTGCTGGTACATCAGACACACTAGAGCAAACAGTTAGCTTTAGCCCAAATAACTTTAGCACACCACCAATTGTTACAGCTACACTTGTTAATCCAAGTACACCTGAAGCAATCGTAAGCTTGAAGAATGTAACTTCTGGATCTGTTACAGTTATTGTGAAGTTTCCTACATCCGAAAACAACTCTACTAGCGTTAGCATTATGGCAATTGGAGTGCCTTCTAGCGTATCGTAAGGTTGGGTATGGATAGAGAGGCTTATAATAATGCTCCAGTCATTCCTGGAAGCAAAAGGGTGTGGTTTCTTAATGGTGATCTCGTAAGAGTGTACCACCTTAATCGTGCTGGTGGAATTATTTCTCTTTATAATATAATTAAGGATAGAATAGAAAGCTGTCTTCTTTCTGATTTTAAAAAAAATAGAGAACGTGCATACACTGTTAGAGAAACAGCAATACTTGTTAATAGGCATAAAAAGTATTTGCCAACGCTGATGAAACGTGGCGTAATTCCTTACCCCACTGGTGCACAAAAAGACGGCAAGCGTGAATGGCAAGTAAGAGCATATTATTCGGAGTCGCAAATTCGTGAGATCCGTGATATACTTGCATCACAGACCATGGGTAGAAAAAGAAAAGATGGTTTGATTACAAACAATTCGGTTCCTACAATTCAGGAGTTGAATCGCAGGATGGGAAATGGTATACTTACATATACCAAAACAGAAGACGGAAAGTTCATTCCAATGTGGAGTGAAACACTATAGAAAGGGTATGAGATGGAAAACTCACAAACAAAAGTAAATGTGACTCTTGGTTACACAATGAATCTTGGTAACTTCCAGTCGCTACGTATCGATATCGGTATCGAAGATCAGCTCCGTGATGGAGAGCATGTACAAGAAGGATTTGATCGAGTGTACGCATTCGTCGAAGACCAGCTTGGCAAGAAGTTACAAGAAGCAAAAGCAGAAGTTTCTGAGTAATGGCTGAGCGTAAGTTGCGCATGGCCCTTCTAAGTAGATACAGCAAGCTTCATAATGAACGCTATGGCGAACGGCCATCGTTAAATATCAACACTGAACAGTGGGCAGCAGATTGCCTAATAGAGTCATATGGAATGCAAGAATGCTATGACTTGCTACAGTATTACTTTGATGCATCACAAACACCAACATGGAAATTCTTTGCAAATTATGCAGATAAGGTGTTGGATGCTAGGAAAAGAGTTGAGCAGGATAAAATTGAGAGAGCACAGATGCGTAGGAAAGCAAAGGAGTGGGTAAATGAATGATACAGAAGCAAAGGTCATTTCAGCAGTATTAAAAGATAAGCAGGTTCATGTTTTGCTACAGGCAAACGTTGAAAACTTGCTGCATACCCACAAAGACATTTGGGAGTTTATTCGTAATTATTCAGAGCAAAACGCATCAGTCCCACCAGTAGAACTTGTTGTCGATAAGTTTCGTGATTTTCAGCTGGTAGATGGTGTTGGTGCTACCAAGCATCACCTTGAAGAGTTGCAGCGTGAATATCTAAACAATAGCCTAAAAGAGATTATTAGATCCACTGCAACTGACATTCAGAGTGGCGATGGCACAGCAGTCCTTGAAGACATTATCAATAAAACTTCAGAGCTTAAGAAGAACACTGCAGCTATTCGTGATATTGATGCAACAGATATTGACTCAGCTATTGCATTTTTTGAAGACGTAAAGAAGAGACAAGAGCTTGGTGCTATTGGAATCAAGACTGGTCTGTCTGGCTTTGATGATTTTCTACCAAGCGGTATCATGCCTGGTCAGCTTGGCGTGTTCCTTGCATATCCTGGTATTGGCAAGTCTTGGCTAAGTCTTTATTTTGCTGTACAGTCTTGGAAGCAGGGTAAATCTCCTCTTGTTATCAGCCTTGAGATGAGCGAAACAGAAGTTCGTAATCGTGTTTATACAATTATGGGCGAGGGCTTGTGGACACACCGTAAGCTTAGTGCTGGAGATGTAGATCTTGATGACCTGAAGGCTTGGCATAAAGAGAATATTGATGGTAAGCCTCCATTCCACATTATTTCTAATGATATGGGTGGAGAGATTACTCCTTCAGTTCTTCGTGGAAAAATCGACCAATATAAGCCAGACTTTGTTGTGGTTGACTATTTGCAGCTTATGAGTCCTAATCAGAAGTCAGACAACGAGACAGTCCGAATGAAGAATCTATCTCGTGAGCTTAAGCTTATGGCTATTGCAGAAGAAGTTCCAATCATTGCTATTTCGTCTGCTACACCAGACGATGTTACAAAGCTAGATACTGTTCCAACGCTAGGACAGACCGCATGGTCACGCCAGATCGCATATGATGCTGACTGGGTAATTGCAATGGGTCGTGGAACTAATAGCGATGTTATGGAAGTTGCTTGGAGAAAGAACCGTAATGGTATGATGACTGATTTCTTTATCCAGGTAGATTTCAACAGGGGATGGTTCAAATACAAAGATATTGAAGATATCTAGTTATAATATATGTATGATAACTATACATCATAGGCCTCTTAAGATATTTAATTTAAGTGGAAATATCCATAGCGATTCTGTTATTGTTAGGCTTAAGGATGAATACATAAATCTATTGAAAAGTCAAATGAAAATTTCTGGGTATGTTCCTAGATTAGACATTGACCCAGACTTCACAATAGAGTATAATAAAGAGAAAGAATACTTTGAGTTTGAATTATCGATATACGGAATATTTGTAGGAAAGAAGAAAGTAGAATGGATAGCAGGAATAGACGGAACAGTGGTGGTTCCTATTCTGAAGAGCAGGTCAAGAGAGTTCTCTTCGGAAGTGGCATAGATATTGAAAGAGATCTTGATAATGATTTTATTATCTTTTGCCCTTTCCACGGCAACTTCCGCACCCCTGCTGGCGAGGTAAACAAAGACACAGGATTGTTCTTCTGCTTCTCATGTCAGCATACTGCAGATCTTATTGAACTCGTAATGCATGTTACAAAGCGTACATATTTTGAATCTATTAGATTTATTAATAGCAAGAGTGTAGAGACTGACTTTGCATCTGACGTAATGTCTAAATTAAAAGATAAGCCAGACTTTGTTCAATTTGACGATGTTCTAATTAAAAGACTGAGTGTAGAGGCTTTGGCATCACCACGAGCTATGAGATACTTTGAGGGCAGAAAGATAACAGAAGACTCTGTTAAGAAGTTCTCTCTTGGCTATTCTCAAAAGCAGGACATGATTACTATTCCTGTTACAGCACCAGATGGTATGATGGTTGGCTTTGTTGGCAGATCTGTTGAGGGTAAAGAATTTAAGAATACTACTGGTTTGCCTAAGAGTAAGACACTGTTTAACTTACATAGAGTCAAAACATCTAAGCAGGTTTATGTGGTAGAATCGTCTTTTGATGCTATTAGATTAGACCAGTGCGGTATGCCAGCGGTAGCTACATTGGGAGCTAACGTATCAAATAAACAAATAGAGCTTCTTCGTCAATACTTCAATGAGATTTTTGTCATTGCAGATAATGACGAAGCAGGAGGAAACATGTCGGAGAGACTGGTCGAAAGACTTGGTGGACGTGTTTCAAAAATACAAATAGATAAAAAATACAAAGATATCGGTGATATGGATGATGACTCTATAAAAAGCTTGAGCTATGAGTTTGACAAATCCATATTGGCGATGCTACAATAAAAAGAAAACAACAAGGAGAAAAACAAAAATGACAATTATTAGGGGACTAAAAAATATCAATGCAGTAGTAGACAAGCCTAAGTCAGAGGGTGGTTCAAAGGTTCGCTGGCTTAAGCTCGCAGATGGTCAAGCAGTAAAGCTTCGTTTCATTGAAGAGCTTGACGAGGACTCGCCAAACTATGATCCAGAGCGTGGCCTTTCTCTCGTAGTAAAGGAGCACGTAAACCCAAGAGACTTCCGTCGTCGTGCAATCGACACAATGGATTCTGAGGGACGTGACTGGGCAGAAGAGCAGCACCGCAAAGATCCAAAAGCTGGATGGAAGGGTAAGCTTCGCTTTTACTGCAACGTTCTAGTTGACGACGGCATCGAAGAGCCATACGTGGCTATTTGGTCAGCTGGTGTTAGCAAGATGTCTGTCTTCAACACCATCCGTGAATATGCACTAGAGACTGGTAGCATTTCAAACCTTACCTGGAAGTTCAAGCGAAGTGGTCAGGGTATGGAAACTAACTATACTCTTCTTCCATCAGCTCCAGACACAGAGCCTTTCGACTGGACAGGTGTTACACCTTACCCAATTGAGTCGGCACTGAACCAGATTCCATATGCAGAGCAGGAAGCTTTCTATATGGGAGTTGATTCACAATCATCTTCATCTTCTAACGTTGAATGGTAATTTGTGATTCCTCACGGTGGGGGCAGTCAAATGCCCCCACCACAATCATTCGCTTCTAGGTAGAAAAGGGTATATGTCTTACGCAGGTCTTCACGTTCACACGCACTACAGTCTTTTTGATGGTATCGCTACACCAGCAGAGTATGTTGAACGTGCTTTAGAAATTGGTATGCCAGCTGTAGCCATCACTGATCATGGATCGTTGACTGGTCACAGAGAGTTTTATCGCACCGCTAAGGAAAAGGGTATCAAGCCTATCCTCGGTGTTGAGGGGTATATTACACAAGATCGCTTTGACCAGCGTGACCCAAAGGACAGGTCAGAGCCTCTAGATCTTATCTATAATCACATTATTATCCTTGCTAAGAATCAGCAGGGTCTTGAGAATCTAAATAAGCTTAATGAGATTGCTTGGACAGAGGGCTTTTACAAGAAGCCACGTATTGACTATGAAGTCCTGGAGAAGTATAAGGATGGGCTTATTGTTACTTCTGGCTGCCTTAGTGGAACTATTGCTAAAGCTATTGAAGCTGGTGAGATGGCAGAAGCTAAACGTCAAATTGAATGGCATAAGAATGTATTTGGCGATGACTACTACATTGAGGTTATGCCACACAACCCTGCAGAAGTAAACAAGCAACTGCTTGAGCTTGCAGACGAGTTCAATGTTAAGTCTGTTGTAACTCCAGACTGCCACCACGCACACACAGGGCAGAAAGAGATTCAAGAACTTAAACTAATTCTTAATACTTATAGTAATAAGGTTGAGAAGGGTGCTACCTATGAGGCAGCTGCTAAGCACGAGAATCTCATGGACAGGCTTGACTATCTGTATGGTGCTGAGCGTGGCATTACATTTAGGGACTTTGACATTCACTTGCTCTCTGATGCAGAGATGCGTTCTGCAATGCTTTCTCAGGGTATCGATAGAGAAGATATCTATGAGCACACTATTGAGATTTCAGACAAGGTAGAGGACTATCGCATTGAAGATCACCTAGAGCTTCTGCCAGCACAATATCAAAACCCAATGCAAGAGCTTACCAACCTTGCTATTGAGGGTCTAAAGGAGCGAGGAGTCTATAAGACCGAAGGCTACATGGACAGGCTTGAAGAAGAGCTAGACGTTATCGCCAATAAGAACTTTGGTCCATACTTCTTGGTTGTACGCAACATGATTAACTGGGCTAAGAAACAGGGCATCCTGGTTGGCCCTGGACGTGGTTCTGCTGCTGGCTCACTGCTATGCTATTCGCTGGGTATCACAGACGTTGATCCTATCAAGTATGGTCTGCTGTTCTTCCGTTTTATTAACCCTGAACGTAATGACTTCCCAGATATTGATACAGATATTCAAGACTCACGTCGTGAAGAAGTAAAAGATTATCTTGTTAGGCAGTATCGTCACGTTGCTTCTATTGCTACGTTCTTGCAGTTTAGGGGCAAGGGTATGATTCGTGATATTGCACGAGTCTTATACATCCCTCTAACTGACGTAAATAAGGTTCTGAAGCTTGTAGATGACTGGGATGACTATCTACGCTCTAAGAATACTGCTTGGTTCCGTGAGAAGTATCCAGAGGTAGAGAAGTATGGCGAGCAGCTTCGTGGTCGCATTCGTGGAACTGGTATTCACGCTGCTGGTGTTGTGACAGCTAAAGAGCCTATCTTCCGTCACGCACCTATGGAGACACGTAACTCTCCAGGAACTGGTGAGCGTATTCCCGTAGTGGCGGTAGATATGGAAGAGGCTGAGCGCATTGGCCTAATCAAGATCGATGCTCTGGGTCTTAAAACACTGTCTGTTATTCAAGATACTGTTAATACTATTAAGGACAGAACTGGTAAAGAAATTAATCTACTAGAAATTCCTCTTGATGATGACAATGTTTATGAGATGCTCTCTAGTGGCTATACGAAGGGTGTCTTCCAGTGTGAAGCTACACCTTATACTAATCTGCTAGTTAAGATGGGTGTCAAAAACTTTGACGAGCTTGCAGCTTCTAACGCTCTCGTCCGACCTGGTGCTATGAATACTATCGGTAAGGACTACATTGAGCGTAAGCATGGCAAGCAGCAGATTGCGTTCTCTCACCAAGTCATGAAGCCATTTACTTCAGACACCTATGGGTGTATTCTTTATCAGGAACAGGTCATGCAAGCTTGTACAGAGCTTGGTGGCATGACTATGGCAGAAGCTGACAAGGTTCGTAAGATCATTGGTAAGAAGAAGGATGCCAAGGAGTTTGACCAGTTCAAAGACCAGTTTGTCAAGGGTGCTTCACGTTACCTATCTCCAAACAGGGCAGAAGATCTGTGGCATGACTTTGAGGCTCACGCTGGGTATTCGTTTAACAAATCACACGCTGTAGCTTATTCTACGCTGTCGTATTGGACCGCATGGCTAAAGTATTATTATCCTCTTGAGTTTATGTTCTGTATGCTTAAGAATGAAAAAGATAAGGATGTACGCACAGAGTATCTGATTGAGGCAAAGCGTATGAATATTCCAATCCGTTTGCCACACATCAACGAGTCTGATGTTGACTTCAAGATCGAGGGTAAGGCCATTCGCTTTGGACTATCTGGTATTAAGTTTATTTCTGATGTTATTGCACAGAAGTATGTAGCTGCTAGGCCGTTTAATTCTTATGCTGAGCTTGAGCAGTTTACTTTGACAAAGGGTAATGGTGTAAACACTAGGGCACTTAATGCTATGCGTATTATTGGTGCTGCAACATTACCAGACAGTCCTCGTGATGAAGATGAAATTAGGTCTAACCTTTATGAGTATTTGAACTTGCCAGAATTTAGTATGCAGGTTCCACCACACTACCTACCGTGGATTACTCAGATTGAAGACTTTGATGAAGCTGGCTCATTTATTTTGATGGGCATGGCACGTAGCATTAAGCGTGGCAAAGGATGGTCTAGGGTAGAAGCT